ATCAGCAAAGTTATCCACAGCAAAATCAGAGTTATCAACAACCTTCAATTTCCAAAGTTATCCACAGCACAACACTGGGTTATCCACAACATCTCAAGCCGAGCCAAGAACAAACTGTGGACAACTCTATCTTGACTTCCTATATTTATAATCACAAAAGACATGCCAACTTGTTGGCATCTTCTTTTGTTTAAATATAGGAAGATCTGCGGGCATGTGCCTGAATCCATGTCTTTCATTTAATAGAGAAAATATCCTTTTTCATGGTAGTGAAAAAAGGGTATTTTCTCTTGAATTCATTAAATGAAAGACATGAAGATGAAAACTGAAATCGATACGGCTCGTTTCCTGAATCTTGCCAAGCTTGTTTTGGACAATTGTGGCGACAGTCTTTGGGATGTTCTCGAAGAGTTTCACCCCGAAAACGGCAAAAAGACTCAGAAATTCATTAGGACTCTCTCAACAAGAGGTGAGTTTCCTGACTCTGAGATGAATGAATTCAGAAGCTGGCTCTATGATTGCCTTAGAGATATCGAATCTCAAAAGGGATATGAGTATGCTTCAGAAGAAGCGGGTTACGATGCTTTAGTGGCTCTAGGTTGAGCCGAACATTTTTTAACTTTCCTTAAGGAACTATCATGACAAATTACGATGCTGTTCAAATTCTCATTGAAATCTCTATAGTGCTTAGCACTATTAGCTTAGCTCTGCTTTGGGAAGAGATTGACAGGGTTATTGGATAAGATTACAATTGAAACCTCAACGGCAATGTTGCCACAACTTTCCTAAAGGAAACAAAATGTTCAAGTCTAAAGCTCTGCTTTCTGTATCGTCCGATGCCAAAACTATCAAGGGTGAAACCTTAGGTTTCTTAACTGGTATCTTGTATCTAGCTCCGGCAACAACTACCAAGTGGAACACTTGTTCTATGGCAAAGATTGCTCAATGTGATGTGGCTTGCTTGAACAGTGCAGGTCGTGGAGCTTTCAGCTCGGTTCAGCAAGCTAGGGTCAACAAAACCACATGGTTTTTCACTGAACGAAATACTTTCATGCAACAACTTGTTGTTGATATTGCAAAGCTTATCAAGAAGGCTAACAAGCAAGGCTTAAAGCCTTTGGTTAGACTGAACGGCACTAGTGATATTCGTTGGGAAACCGTAGGTTTTACTGATGTTAACGGCATTGAATATGTAAACATATTTGCTGCTTTCCCTGACATTCAATTCTATGACTATACCAAAGATGCAAATCGTAAAGATTTGCCAAGCAACTATGATGTAACTTTCAGTTACTCCGGTGTTGAAGGTTTTCAACCTTATGTTGAGAAAGCTTTGCTTAACAACATGAGAATGGCAGTTGTTTTCCGTAAGGAAAAGGATATCCCAATGACATTTATGGGAATCCCTGTTGTCTCTGGAGACAACTCAGATGTTCGACACCTCGATGACAAAGTCATTGTCTGACTGTATGCCAAAGGTAAAGCGAAGCTTGACCAAACAGGCTTTGTTGTTTGATGACCTTCCGGAAAGCCCTAAGGGGCTTTTCAGAGTGCCATTGAGTATTCTTTATAGGGTGAAGCCCTGCTGTGAAGCAAAGCTTCAGTCGAATGTTCTTTAAAAATTGATACTAGTGTCGGTGAGGGTGCTTGCTATTAGCAAGGTAAGCGTCATCACTATGGACTAGCCTAGCCTATACAAGGTGAATGTATAGGGCATGCTGATACATCATGCTGATAATGTATGTGAGGGACAATTCCATTGTGGCACTGGGGTCGGTGCTAGACAATGGGTTTCTGAAGTTGCTTAATTTTTGAGCAACTTCTCAAGCAACTCTTCCTGAAAGGAAACACAATGGTACTAGATACTCCACAGAAAATCGAAGCTTTCCGTCTCCGTTCTCTAAGACAAGGTCTTAAACTGGAGATGAAAGGTATGCGACTCACCTCTAAAGGTAAGACTTGCTATGCAATTCTTAAAGGGATGGGTTACAAAGGCACGAAGCAACAGGTGTTTGATGCAGTCACTATCGACAGTGAAAATGCACTGGCTGAAGCAATCAATTCCTGAAAGGAAACAACATGACTACCAAAGAAATCACAATGTATGGATGTGACATTGATGCTTTTAAGAAAAGCGTCAAAGACAGTTTCACTTATGAAGTGGCAGGGGGTGCAATGATAATTGCAGGACTCATGTCAGATGCTCAAGAGCTAATGGCACTGGGTGACACCGAGACTGCGAGACAGTATCTGAACAGGGCTAAAGCCCTTGTGTTTGACATGATGGATCCTGAAATCAAAACCAACCCACTTAGCTTTCTTCCTGAAAGGAAATGACATGGAATATGTGATAGGCACTGTCTGCTTTGCAGCATTTGTTGCTGTAAAGTTTTGGTTATTAACTAAACTTTCCTGAAAGGAAACAACATGCTAGGTATCAATGTGAGGAACACAAAGGATGAATCCTTTGCTGACCTAATCGTTGATGGTTTAAAAACCATTGAGACAAGAGAGAGCAAGAGTTTGCATCCTTATATGGGGCAGAGAGTTGCCATCATTAGGACAGGACTAGGCAAGGCAGTTGCCATTGGTGAGGTGACAATCCTAAAGGGATTCAGTTGGACTAACAGTAGATCCATCTTCGATGCTCACTATGATGAGCACTTGGTTAAAAAGTATTCTACTTTTTACATTGATGAGAGCAAAGGAAAGTACATGTACTTCCTGACTGATGCTGTCAGATATGACACTGAAGTCCCTGTCAATACCCTTGGTATTGTGGCTCGTAAAGTTTATGGTTTAACTTCCTGAAAGGAAACAACATGGCTCTGACTAAAAAGCAGATGCAAGAGATGGCTGATGTACTCATCAAAGCATACAAGCATGAGATTGTTGATGAGGGTGACTGGTGGTATGGCACTGATGAACATTCGTTCAACATCCATACACCGAATGATGATGGTTGGTACAACATCAATGTCTACGACACCATTGATGGTGTTGATAACACTGATACTTGGGTTGATCTTGACCCTGTCTACTTAGGATTTCCAAAATGAGAGTGTTTGTTTACTTCAATCTGCACAAGAAATGCTTCAGCATTAAAGCCTTGGAAGGTGCTGACAAGGGTAGAGTGATTGCCCATCGTGACACTGTGGTGTTAGATGGATGCAAGCTGATGGTGTCCGAAGCAGGGCGACAGAGGGTGCTTCGAGAGAAGCGTAAGAATGTACATGCTGGTGTTAGTGGCACTTGGATTAACTACTGCACCAACAGAGCTGACAATCAATTTGATTTCATCAGCATTGTCGGTAGGCAAGTTACTTATAACCCTTATAAGTATGATAGCTTTGTGTTCAAGACCACTGAACAACCTGTAAAGGTGGCTGATGTGGTGGCAATGAAGGTGATGCCAATCGCTGAGGGTGTTAAGCGTGGTGTTATTTACATGAGGAGTTTCGAATGAGAAAGATACTTGCGAAGCATGGCTACGAAGTGTGGGCTAGATGGGAAAGCGAAGCTGAAATATTTGAGTTGTTCACTGACTCAGATGCAGTGGGTTACGTTGGCTTTGCTGAGTCGATAGCAGAGGCTATCAAGATAGGCACTTGGCATATTGAAGAACAACATTCGGAGGCAACATGGAACGGATCATGAAGGCTAGATACAAAGGTATCTGTTGCAAGACAGGGGCAATCATTAATGTCGGTGACATTATTGTTTACGATTCATTCACTCGGAAGGCATGGCTGACAGTGGATGAGGACAGGATGGTGGTACATGTTTGCTGTAGGTGACATGAAGATCCCTCTGATAAATGAGACAGGCTTGTCTCGTAACAACTATGACATTGGCATTGCTGTGGCACTCGGTGACATAGACTTTAGATTGACAGAGGATGAAATCCTCGACTTCTATTACTCAACAATTAACTTTCCGAGGAACGATTATGGGACTTGATATGTATGCATTTGCTATCAATGCGGATAGCGTAGGTAGTAGCACTGTTGATGTGGCACTGGGTGATGGTGCTATGCAACTCAGCTACTGGCGAAAGTTCAATGCTTTGCATGGTTGGATGGAGGATTTGTACCGCCAAAAGGGTGGCTCTAAAGAGAGCTTCAACTGCACCACTGTTCGTCTTGATCTGAAAGATCTAGACAGACTGGAGATGGACACTGGCAACAACAAGCTAGTGCCTGTCAATGGGTTCTTCTTTGGTGCTCAAGAAATTTATCCCGAAGATCTTGAGAGTGTCGGTGACTTCGTCAAGGTGGCAAGGCAAGCCATTGCCGATGGCAAGGCAGTGTTCTACGATAGTTGGTGGTGATATGAGATACAAATACATTGTGAACTGGCCTAACAGCATCACCCCTGTAGCTTCTTTCAGGACAATGAAAGCAGCTAGAGCACACTCAGCCAAGCTCATTGATGATCAAGCGTTTGACCATCAGTTCTTTGGCACTAAGGTTTACCTTCCACTTATTAAACGACAACCCATCCTGAAAGGAAACACACAATGAACATGAAGATCAGTGAGAGGTTTGCCCTCAACCAGTGGCTCTCCGGCTACCCCGACAACTTCTCTTATGCAGACATCTTGTGCAAGCTTGGCTGTGAGGATGTAACAGTGTGGAAGGTACTTGATGGTTATGTAACACATGAGATTGCTAACATCATTGAAGACACTCGGAAACAATTTGAGGATAGTGCTAATGACTTATGTCATAGCATTAAGTTGAGTGATGCTATGGAAGGAGCATGTGATGACTAATCGATACAAAGTGATTGCTAAGATGACAACATACTTGTATGTTCATGTTGATGCCGACAGTGAGGATGATGCTATAGACATAGCTAAGAACATTGATGGTGGTGATTTCATACCCCTCAATCAAGGCATTGTGGCTGAGGGTGATTGGGAAATAATTGATGCACAGTTAGAGCTTGACCACCATCCCGATTGCCCTGCAGTTGATGGGTTTGGGTGTCGTTGTACAGAGATAGAAGAGGTAAACAAATGAGCAAGATAGAATTTACTGCAGACTTTTTCGGTAGGTGTTATGTAGCTACCCTGCCCAACTTCTCCAAGGCTATGAAGCCTAAGGATATAGCATCCACCTTCTACACCCCGAAGACGAAGGGCTACTATGCCTTCATCAAGGGCATGGAAAAGGAACTGGCTAATGCACATAGCAAACCCAGTAACTAAGACAGTGTGGCACTGCTACACCAAGTGCAGACTAGGCATCTACTACGGCATCATCACCAAGCATGTTGATGGTGTCGAGGTGCTAGTGGTTAAGGAGAGCTATGCCACCCGAAAGGTGGCTAAGCAAATGGCAATAAAGAAATGTAAACAACTTGCAAAGGAAACAACATGACACATGATGATTCGTATGAAAGGATTGATAAGATGTGGGCAATCAAAGCGGAGGAGGTGCTACCACCACCATACACCCTGCACTGGGAGTTCAGCAATGGACATGGATGGCAACACTCTTTCGATGAAAGAGGACAGATGGAAACATACATGACTAAGTGTGGACTTAGGTCACATCAAAACATCGTGAAGCTTAGCTTTGTGGTAGGGGCTACTGGTAAGACAGTGGTATTGGCAGGGACTATCGAGGAGCTAACATCATGACAGAACAGAAGACATTCACCATCACTGTATACACTGATGCAGGGCATGGATGGGGCAAGGTGAAGCGTAAGGTGTTAGACAACTTAGGCATTGCCCCTGATGTAAGCAGCTACAGCTACCAGTACAAGGACAATGTGTACCTTGAGGAAGACTGTGACTTGTCGTTGTTGTTACAACGATTGCACTCAGATAATGTGTCAGTTAAGTGGGTCACTAAACACACCGATGGTGATAGCAAGATTCGTTCTTATGAAAGGTATGCATATGTACAAGATACAAACCAGACTGCGTGACAAGTGGTACTGCCTAGAGTTTGATGTGTCAGACAGTGGCAACTACAAGCCAAGGCGTTATGCCACACTACCTGATGCATCAAATGCACTGGAACGCTACCTTGATGGCTTGTTCTTTGCCAACAGGGAACAGGTAGACTTAGGAAACTTTCGTATAGTTAAGGAATGAAATGAATACAAAGATGTTAAGACATGTTCGCACTCTGTTCAACACCGAAGGTGTAGAGAGGCGTATCAATAGACACAACCAACGGCAGTGGGTGCGTAGCATTCGCTTCCTCGGTGACAAGTGGTTGTTAGCTACACCAGTACAACGAAAGGAAAATGTAAATGCGTAAAGACAATCCAACTTGGCCTTTCCCTGCCAACCCACTACCACCCTCTCAACCACCTGAGCCTAGACATGAGTGACATGGAGATGTATACTTGGTTCTTTGCATGTTGGTGCATAGCAATGGTGGCTATATGGATGTAGACCTTAGCTATCAGCTAGGCTTTGTTCGTGGACTGCGTAGCTTAGGCATCAGCTACCAGTGGATGAGCAGGGATTACATCAAGGGCTATGCCAAAGGCACTGAGATGAAACGACTACACCTATTACAGGAGGAAAATTATGTTAAGCGAAGTGGACATCAGGGACTTCGACAAGCAACCAGTGACACCACTGTACTCAGTGAAGCCTAAGAGCTATGTACAATGCCCTCGCACTGAGGCTGTCTATTACTTCGATCACATCGATGGCATGTATAGCTACTGCCTAGATATGTTCGGTGACACTATCCATCTAGTAGCATGGATGGATGTGATACCTTTGGCTAAAAAGCCTGAGTAAACTGTAGGGGTATTGCACTGCCCCTAATTTTGTGGTTATAATTAAGCGTCAGTTGCTGACACTCACTCACTTTTCTTAAGGAAACATCATGGCTAAACATGTAATCTTCTCTCGCAATGTTAACAATTCTGCTCTCTCTACAGAGCGTATCCAACAACTTGCCCCTGCTGCTTTCAGCACAACCAAGGCTGACCGCCTTACAGATCGTTATGTGTCATTGAACACAAGCGACATCATCACAGTGATGCAAGACTATGGATATGCACCAGTGCAAGCAGCACAAAAGCGTAGCCGTAAGAACAACCCTGCTCACTCAGGTCACATGGTAGCCTTCGCTAAGACATGGGACATTGACTTCGGCACTGCTGACATTCGTCCTGAGATCATCTTGTACAACTCTCACGATGGCACTGGCTCAGTGAGACTGTATGCAGGTTGCTTCCGTTTCATCTGTGACAATGGCCTCATTGCAGGTGATGGTTTCCAGTCTCGCATCTATCACAGCAAGGCACTGAGTGGTTTTGAAGAGATGCTTAAGAACACTGTGGCTACATTGCCCACCATGATGGAGCGTCTTGAGAGACTGCGTGGTGTGACACTTGACCCACATCAGTCAGTGATCATGGCTAAGCGTGGTGTTGAGACACGTTGGGACATGCTTGAACAGCAGACCAATGGTGTGTATGCTACCCCTCAAACCATTGCTGATGTGTTGAAATTACACCGCACTCAAGACAACTACATGGATGCATTCACTGTGTTCAATCGTATTCAGGAAGGTGTTATCCGTGGTAATGCATTCGTTAAGAGTCTGTCTGACAAGCACCCCAATGGTGTGACTCGTAAGGCTCGGCCTGTTAGCAGTGTGAAAGAAAACATCCGCATCAACTCAGAGTTGTGGGACATTGCCGAAGACATTGCCTTCGCTTAATTAAACAAGGCAGGGGCTTAGTCCCCTGCATAAGGAAATACATGCATCAAGATAAAGCAATTGGTATGTTCATGGGTCTGTTCATTGGAGATGCACTGGGTGCTCCATTGGAATTCATCAGACCACATGAGATGACGAAGACATTGACAGAGATGGAGGGTGGTGGTGTACACAACACTGCCGAGGGTGAGTGGACAGACGATGGTGCTATGGCTGTGGCTATTGCTGATGCATACATAAGCAGCAAACGCTTTGACCCTGAGGCCATTGCCATGAACTTCAAGATGTGGAAGAAGACAGGCCACTTTGGTACTCGCAACTATGTCTTTGACATTGGCAGGACATGCAGTGAATCCATTGACCGCATCACTCCGACACATCCCTATGCAGGTAGCTGTAGCTATAGTTCCAGTGGTAACGGATCTATCATGAGGCTTGCTCCCATTGTACTTGCCAATCACAACAACATGCCTAGTGCTGTGGCACAGAGTGTGGCTGTGTCGTTAATGACACATGGCAATGCAGACACTGTGCATTACATTGCAGGGTTTGTGGCTGAGCTTATGTCAGGAAAGGCAGAGGACAACTTCGACTATCTCAAACACTTCCGTGATGTGTATGCATCAGGAACTATCATGTATACATACAACATGGCATGGGAATGTGTGAGAGAAACATCAAGCTTTGAGAAAGCTTTAGTGATGGCAGTGAACAAAGGCTATGACGCTGACACTGTTGGTGCTGTGACAGGTATGTTGGCAGGGCGTAAGTATGGACTGAAGGGTATACCTACACGATGGCTTGATAAGCTTGTGAAGAAGGACGAACTAATTGATATGGCTGAGAAACTTTATGCACTAGGAGGAACAGATGAGTGATAATAATATGCAATCAGCTTTCCCTGATCAATTCAAAGATGGCATGACCTTGCGTGACTACTTTGCAGCTAAGGTTATGCAAGCTATGCTTGGTCATGGATGGGTTCTTAAAGAAGAAGCGATCCCTGCAAGGGCGTACAAGATGGCTGACATGATGATGAATGCAAGGGAACAAGAATGAACTTGCCTCGCTATGTGACACTGGCTAAGGCCACCGAAGGTGTCCTCAAGTATCGCTACAACCCACCACAGGATGCAGTGGATGCAGGGGTGGTGGCTAGGCGTGTGCTTGGGGAAGACAAAGCCAAAGCCTTTGCCTTAGCTGAAGAACTAAATGCTCAGCTAGACAACTGGCGTAAAGAGCTTAGATATCTTAAAGATATATCTGAGAAGACGAAGGTGGCTGACTTAGTCAAGGCATACAGGAACAACATCACTTACACAAAGCTCAGTGTTAAGGCACAGCGTGACTACATCTACTACCTACAGGGATGGCAGGACAGCCGAGCCAATGGTGTTAGTCTGTATCAGTGTAAGCTAGGTGACTTAGTCACACCGCATTGTCAGAAGATATATGAACAGCATGCTGAGCACAGTGTTAGCCTAGCTAACCACACCTTGGCAGTGTATCGCTTGCTATTCAACTTCGCTATTCGTCATGGCTACATCAAGCACAACCCATTCAGCAAGGTGCTACGAAGGGCAGACAAGCCTCGCAGAACTGTGTGGAGCAGGGAAGATGTTAGGGCATTCATGAACACTGCCTATTCCACATTCAAGTGGCGTAATGTAGGACTCATTGTGCAGATGGGCTATGAGTATGGACAGCGCATGGGTGACATGCGTAAGCTTAGATGGGATCAGGTGGATCTAGAGAAGGGTGTGTTGCACTTGGAACAAAGCAAGCGTAGGTCTAGGGTGACTATCCCCACAAGTCAGGGGCTACTAACAATGCTGAGACAACAGCATGCTGAGTTTGGTTGGCAGCAATACATTGCACCATCC